TGCTGACTACCTATACCTACTGCTTGATAGTCAAATGTTCTATTAACAGTATTACCACTTGAATCTAAAAATTCAACATTAAAAGATGATCTATCTTTACTATTTAAAATAAATCTATCACCACTATTAAGGTTTTGCCCAATAATTGTCAAGGAAGGAGTTTGGTAAAATGCTTTTGTAAAGCTTACTGGGAATCCAGTATTATTAGTTCCTGATGTCAAGTTAGAACCATCTTGTATAACAGTTGGTAGTAAAAATTTAAGAGATAGATTATTAATTGCAGGAGTGGCAGAAGTATCAGTTGAAGTTAATATAGCTTTAAATTTTACTGCTCTAGCAACGTAATCACCAGATTTAAAATCATTAAAACTACTAAATGTTACATTGTCAGTAGATGTGGCTATTTGTAATTGTACGTTTGTAGATATAGCTTCTCCACTTCCACCATCAAACAATCCTTCTACATTATCAAATTCTCCAGTTTGTGAATCAAAGTTATCAATATAATCTAGGTGATCTACATTTAACTGATTAAGTATTACTTTAAATTTAAATGAATTGCTAAAATCAAAACTTGATGCAAACTCATAAGTACCAGAACCTACAACTGTGTTATCACCACCATCAAATAATCCTACACCATCATCAAAGTCGCCACTAATACTGTCAAAGGCAGATGTGTCTAACACGAGTGTATTATCTACAACAGCACAATTTGTTTTAGTTCCACTAAATGCAGTTTCTTCAGTTATAGTTTGTACTGATTGGAAACCTTCAAAGACTTGACTAGATACAACGACTGAAGTTGAATTAGCAGAACGAATACCAAACTTATCAACTGCTTTAATAAAGAATTTTCCTGAACCTAAAAATGGAGTTTCAACAGAAGTAGCTGGTCTCCCAATCTTTGGTACTAATATTGTAGTATTAGAATAAAGTGTTTCAGTAGTATCAGAAGTAAATCTTATTTCATAAAAATCTAAATCTAAATCATTAATGCCAGTCCAAAAGTGATGTAGCTTATCTCCTACAACATCAATGTTATAAGTGCTTATATCAGATGGTGGTAAAAATGCAGTTACAACTTCGTGAGTTGCAGTAGCAAAAGATGATCTTACTCCTAAAGTGTTTATTGTTCTTGCACGAATATTATATATAGCACCTTCTATAACTGGATATATTTCAAATACTTGATTAATACCTCTACCCATTAATCTAAAAAATGTTTCTGTATTTTGTTTGTATTCTACTTCAAACTGGTCAGCAAAATTATCATTGTTAGTAAGTGTAACAACCATCTTAGAAACAACAGAACCATCAAACAATTCTATTACTTCATCAGAAACAGATATTGCTGGACTCATTACAGAAAAAGGATTTGGTAAAACAGTATCAGGAATATCAGGTGCTTCTAATTTATTTTCGTAATCGTAAAACTCGTCTTGATGTTCTTCTAGTCCTAAATTAACTGTGCTATCAGAATTAATAGATAATGACATAACTCGGAATGGTTTGGCAACAAATCCTGCTGTGTCATAAGTTGCTGTTACTATATCTCCAATACTTAAATTAAGTGCTTCAGCAGTTGCAGTAACTTCTGCTTTTAAATTGTTTCTTGATCTCTTTAATATGTTCTCGCAAATTTCTTCAGCTTGATAAGGTGAAGTAACTTGTATCATATCAAAACTTCTCTCTAATAAAGTTCCATTATCTTCTTCTAACATTGTTGAATGTCTGTCTGCTGATGCTAAATGTGAATCATCAAATGGTGGATATGAAACTGTATCTGATTGATAATCTTTTTCTGGGTTAGTATATGTTCCTATTACACGATTAAATTTTTCTGATTTACTTTCACCTTGTATTTTAACTTCGCTAACAACATTGTCTTTAGTTAATAATAATTGTGAAGCCCCTGAACCTTCAATAATAATTTTGTATTTACCTTGTGTGTAATTAAAGATTGCTCTCATAGGAACTAAGAGTTCTCTTACATTCTCAATTAATTTCTTTTCAGTATCTAATACTGCATTAGTTTCAAATAAGTTAATTGTACTTGCACCTGAATAAGGAGTTACTTGTGTATCGCAAGTATTTGCAGAAGTTTTAAATGTATTGTATTCATCTTCAAAAGCATCATTAGGTAATCCTTTCCCGTATCTACTATTTCTTAAATAGTCTAAAAGAACCAAAGATGAGTTTGCAGAATAAGCCCAAGTCGTTGGGTCATCTTGTCTATGTGAACCAGAACCACCTTTAGTAGTATCTAATCTTGGGTCGTAAATCTTTTTACCTCTTAAAGTTACTCTAACTTCTGGCAGTCCATTGTAAGCATCTTGATTCCATTTAAATCTTAAAGCAACATAAGCAAGACCTGATAGTTTATGATTTTCAGTCCAGTTAGTTGTTTCGTCAAGCAAAGAAGAAGCTGATTGATTATCTAATCCAAAAAATGGTTGAATAGATATTAAAGATTCTCCACCTTTATAATAATTAGTATCTGCACTAGAAACTCCTCTTAATGTTCCATTAGTTAATGCACCATCAAAGATTACTAATTTATCATCTACATAAACTTCATCTATTGCAGTTATTCCTGAACCACCACCTTCACAAAGTATTCCTGCTACATAAAGATACTGATTATCAGCACCAGAACTTTCTACAAACACTCTAGTTAATCCAACTTGTCTTTTTCCATAAACAATAGGAATAGGATTGTTGTTAGAATCTTTGCTTACAGTTACTCCTTTAGCTTCGTCTTGTGAACTTTGTCTAGGTGCTTTTGGTTTTGGTGCAAGTATATAACTTATCGCAGTAACTATTACGAACTGTATAATTGCTGATACTACTGCTGGGGGCATAAATGATATTCTCTTTTAAATTTTTGTGATCTTCTATAAACATTATAGTTCTCATCTGCTCTTATCCAATTTACAGATTGATTAACTTCTATTTTTTCTTTAAAATATTCTATAACCCATTTCATTATTTGTTTAACATGACTTTTAGCAAGAACTTCAACTACCCAAATATTATTGCCACAGTTCCATTCATTAGCTTTTAATCTACAAGACATTTCAAATCTTTGTTGCACATTATCACTAAGATAAGCCCAATTAGTAAAACCTACATCTTGATTACCCACTCTATGAATTTGATACTGATCTAAGTTTAATGAAGGAGTAAGCATTTTAACTAATTCTTCATATCTATATTTATCAAATCTTTTAAATTGTCTATGTAGATGAACTGCTCTATATAAATCATTCATTAAGCTGAACCCCATTTAATTTTTTTAGCTGTTTGACTTGCAAACTCCATGCCTTTGTCATTTGGAAAAAATAGTTTCTGTGAGTTCTCAGCAGTTCTTCTTCCTGAAATCTTTTCAAAATCTGCCCAATGAGATGAGATAATAACATTAACAGATGATGTTGTTGCATTTTCTTCTAAAGTAAAACTAGATATTCTTCCGTCAAATAAAAGAAATGGGTCAGCTATAAGTGCCTGACTATCATCTAAAAAACCTCTATAAACTTTTGCAGGTTTATTCATATAGTTATTATTAAGTAACAAAGAAATAATTGTAGTATCTGCACCTGAAAATTTAAGTGATAATGTATTTACTGCAACATCAGCATTTTCTTGAACTTCAGAACTTGCTAAAAATAAAGATGAAGCTGTGTAAGTATCTCCGTCAAAAGAAATATTTTTATAATGATCTGTGTAATATGTTCCAGTTCCAATTCCTAAATAAACAAGTTCTACTGGATTAAGTTTATTAGTGGCTATCTCGGCTATGACTCCAGCACTTAATGATCTTGTCATTACAATACCTCTATAAGATCAACTTCGTATTGAAAATAGTTTTCTGTACCAATAGTAAATTCTTGAATATCTCCAGTAAGTCCAACAGTAAAATCTACATTAGAATAAATTAGAACTGCATTGTCAGATACGTTGTCTCTTAATGGTGGTTCAAATGTTAATGTTCCTTCGCCAGAACCATTAGAATCAACATCTGCCATAACCATATAAACTTTTGTTTGACCAGTAAATCTAAAATAATCTCCAGCTTTAAATACTCCTGATGTGCTGTTTGCCATTCCATCTATTGCAACAGAAGTAACTCCTGCACTAATAGCACCATTGACAGATATAACTCCTGAAGCAACTCCAAGAGCATCATCTATTGTTGGTGGCACATATTGGAATGATTCCATTTGTGATCTTTGTTTCATAACAAAAGCATTTATAGGTGCAAATTCTGTTCTAGTCATAACTGGGAATCTAACTCTT